CGAAAGTTGTGACCCGGCTTCCAGAGGCTAAGGTGGCTTGCAAAAAACCAAGACATTCACCATCGACACTGACCTGCATACGATCAAAACTCGCCACAATCCTTTTTGTGCGCACGGGATCATAACCAACAAATTCGCAGAGTGTTTGCATCAATATCTTCTGACATCTAAGAGTGTGCTGACTGTTAAAATCATCATAGTCCATCATAGCCCAGAGATTACCGTCTAAGCCTAACACACGTTTACAGATATTCGCCATACCACCCTCTCCTGGGTTCAATAATACCCTGTCATTCCGCCAACACGACTCCACGGGCGCCATTAGATGCTCGAAGGCAAAGTAGTGCCTTGTATCACATGCGAGCAGGAGCCTCGTCTTACCAGCTTCTAACTTCTCAGCAGCAGATACAAAAGTCATACCGTCCCAATCTTTCGTAGGGTCTGTGCTCCACATCTCAGCTGCAACTCGTCTGTGCGCTTGACCTTGCCATTCGAAGTTGAGCTTTGGAACCGCTTGCCCAATTGCCTTATTATGTGAACCATTCACGCACCACAACCATCTCTTACTCCACCACGCAGCATCATCGAGTATCGGACGGTATTCTTTCAGGTTTAGCTCATGTTCGAATATCTTGAGAAAAGCACTCCGCAGCTCATTGTCGGTAAACATATCAGGACAAGCTGTACGTGCTGCTGGAACACAACGTGCCTTAGCTTCGCTTCTACGATCAAGAGATGCCACACCACGACCTAACATAGATTGCATCTCAGTCAACATTGCCCCTAACAGTGTACTGTTTGCTCCCAGGCCTTTCAATACCGTCGTTAGACTCTTACACTCTGCCGGCTTCTGTACTGCTGCAAAACTTACCCCAACTGCAGCTTCACCTAAGTGTGGGTACAGACAAAAACTGTGTATGACAGCGCAAGTAGCCTGATCATTTGTTAAGTTAAATACCGCCGTTCCGACCTGACACCATGTGTTGTACAGAGCTACGCTCTCCGCTCTCAAAGTGACCATCACATCATCGAAGAACAGGTTCTGTTTGACTGCA